TTGATTATATTTCAAAATATAATGACAATGGTAGCTTTTTTTATGACTGTGTACTTGATTATATTACAACTGGAGCTTGTTATGGATTAGTATATGAAAACAAACATAATGAAGAGGTATATGCAAATGTTTCAAGTTTAAACACAGTCGCTATATGGAATTATGATGTACCAAGCACAAAAATAGGTTTATTAAGATGCTGGTATGAAAACACAGCAACAGGTGGAATTGAAACACACTTAGAAATAATAACAAAAGACTATAAAAAGCAATTTGTTGATGGAATAGAAAAGAAGGTTATTACAGATAATGCTGAATACAAATTTGAAGAAGTGGATTGCAGTAATAAGCCAGTAAGATGGACTGATTTACCTTGCTTTGCTGTAGAGAACCCTTATGGAATGGCATTTTTTGAAAATGTTATGACTTTAGTAAACAAAAATGAAAAAGTAATAGAAAATAATGCTAATATTTTTGATTATAATGATAATGCCAAATTAAAAGTAACAGGATTTGCACCAACAAATGACCCGTTAATTCCGTTGTTAAATGAGTCCGGAGAAGAACAAAAAGATAAACAAGGTAATATAATAATGACAGTAAATCCTGCGAGAGTACAAGAAGACGAGGCTGTTTTAAATGCAAAAGTATTTTATACTCCAGATAAAAATGGAGACATAGATTGGATAATAAAGGATATAAATGATACTGCATCAGAAAATCATAAAAAAACATGCTTAGACATGGCACTTATGATTTCTGGAGTACCCAATGTAACCGACCAAGGTTTTACAAATGCGGACAATGCAGCAGCCTTAGAAAAGAAATTTTTTCCTTTAGAACAAGTGTTACAACAAGCACATCATTTATTTAGAAAAGAATATTTAAGAATGTGGGAAATGATAACAGCAAGAATAAATCTAAAAAAAGGTAAAGAATATGATTTTAGAGATATAGATATTATATTAATACGTAATTTACCTACAGATACAGAAAGTCTTACAAATGCTTGGTTAAAGTTAAGAGGACTGATAAGCGACAAATCAATTATAAATCATTTACCATTTGGATTAGATGCAGAGTCAGAACTTGCTGAAATGGACAAACAAAACCAAGAGAATATTCAAAAAAATTTAGAAAACATGGCTAAAACAGAAGAACCTAATCAATTCAACAACATTAATGAAAAAGTAGGTGATATAAGTGGAAATATGGAAGTATCACGACCAACAGATGCAAAAACTGAAAATAATATATCAAAGGACAAGCAGACAAACTCAAAATAAACTTCAAGAAATATTTGATACATTTAGCTTTACAACAGAAAACATCTATAATATAGCAGATAATAAAACTAAAAAAAGAATTAATACATACATTGAACAATGGAAAGAACAAGGACTATTAAAAAATAATAATTACTTTACTGTACTGGGAAACAATATTTATAGAAGAATAAGAGTAAAAAATAGTGAAATACTAGAATTGCTTATTTATAGTGCATATATAGAAGAACAAAACAAATTAGAAGAGCAAGAAAAACAGATAATGTATGAAGATGCTAATTATTACTATGAGCAAGGTCAACAAGAAGTAACTAAAAAGAAAAAGCCATCAATATTAGAGATGGCTTTATTTCTTGCATTATTAGACCAACCCAATTATAGTGGGTTTAACTGGAAACAATACATTGAAACAACAATGCAATATAATGCACAACAAATATATAAACAAGCAATTCTAAATATACAACAACAAAAAGGCCTAGAAATCGATTCTAGTGATTTCCAAACAATAATGAGCAGACAAAACAATCAAAAACTTAATATAAATGGAGATAAAATATCAGGTGCAGTTGATATGCAAATGATAGGACTAAACAATTTAGCAAAAGTAGAAGGAATAGAATCAGTTGCAGAAGACAATTCTAAAGTCAGATTTATCGCAGTAGAAG